TCCACAAGAGCAACAAGTCGGAGAACGGAGCACTGGAGAGCCGCGCGGGCTGGAAAGGACTGTGCAGGAAGTGCGTGACACTTCTGTTCGTTCTGATCGCATACCGCTTGGATCTGGCGATCGGCGTGGACTACATCAGGAACGCCGTGATCATCGGATTCATGGCGAACGAGCTGATCAGCATTGTAGAGAACGCCGGATTGATGGGGATTCCACTTCCAGGAGCGATCCAGAACGCCATCGAAGTCCTGACGAATAAAGCACAGAGCAACAAGGAGGAATAAGAAATGGATAAACAGACCTTTATCAAACAGATCGCTACATACGTGAAAAAGTATGCAGCACAGTATGGTATCAAGGTATGCAGCCCGATCATTGCACAGGCGATCCTGGAGTCCGGCTGGGGAGAATCGAAACTTGCAGCAGTGTATCACAACTATTTCGGTTTGAAGTGCGGAACTGCCTGGAAAGGTAAGTCTGTAAACATGACCACACAGGAAGAGTACACAACCGGAACGCTGACAACCATCAAAGACAACTTCAGGGCGTACAGCAACATGGAAGAAGGCGTGAAGGGCTACTTCGAGTTCATTCAGCTGACCAGATACAGCAACCTGAAGGGAATCACTGATCCGAAGACATATCTGAACACGATCAAAGCAGACGGATATGCGACAAGCTCCAGCTATGTGAAGAATGTGTACGCACTGATCACACAGTACAAGCTGACACAGTACGATCCTGTGAAAAACGTGGATAAAAAAGTGGATAATGTGAAGTATTCAAGGCAGGCAGTCGTGGATCTTGTGGAAAGCTGGGTAGGAAAAAAAGAGTCAGATGGATCCTACAAGTCAATCATTGACATCTACAACAGTTTTACAGGCAAACTTCCACGCAGCACAAAGATGGAATACGGCTGGGCTTGGTGTGCGTGCACTTGGTCAGCGCTTGCGGTAGCCTTGAAGTACACGCCGATCATGCCGATCGAAATTTCTTGCTATTACCTGATCGAGGCAGCGAAAGAGATGGGCGTGTGGGTAGAGAACGACGCATACGCGCCAAACATCGGAGACGCTGTGCTGTATGACTGGGAGGACACAGGAAAGGGAGACAATACAGGCAATCCGGATCACGTCGGAACTGTAACCTACGTCAACAAGTCAGCAGGCTACTTCGTAGTGACAGAAGGAAACTACAGCGACAGTGTGAAGAAAAGAACCGTGTCCATCAATGGCAGATATATCCGCGGATTTATCACACCGAAGTACGACACGACAAAAGCAGTCAGCGCTCCGGTTCAGGTAGCAGGAAAGAGCACTTCAACCGTCGCTCATGAAGTAATCGCAGGTCAGTGGGGCAACGGAGAAGACAGAAAGAAAGCCCTGAAGGCATCAGGATATGATCCGGAAGCTATCCAGGCAGAAGTCAACAAGATCCTGAACGGATCCGCAGCGACCACAGACAAGACACAGCCAGCAGACCAGCCGATCACGAAGACAGTGAAGGCGACCTGTGGAGCGAAGAAGTTCGACAGAAAGCTGGCTGCAACCTACACGACAACAGCAAACCTGTATTGTAGAAATGATGCAGGAAAGAACAAGAAAGCCCTGTGCCTGATTCCAAAAGGAACGAAGGTACACAACTATGGATATTACAACGTAGCGAACGGAGTGAAGTGGTTATACATCACTGTCACCCTGGACGGAACAGAGTACATCGGATTCTGTTCAAAGGAATATCTGAGCAAATAGGAGGACAAAATGAAAGCAATCGCAACAGATCGAGTTCCTGATGGAGCACTTGAAAAGAACGAAGACGGGACTGTGAACACATATGACGCGAACGGAAACAAAGTCGGAACAGCAACTGCCGAAGAAGTAGCAGAAGCGGAAGCACAGATCACAGAAGTGGAAATCGAAGAGTAAAAAAAGAGGGCAGCGGTCAAAAGATCGCTGCCTTTTGTGCATTATGCCTTCGGAAGTGCATGGATCAGAGCTGGATCGGAGCCACATCAAAGGCAAATTGCACAAAATAATATTTATACTAACTATTTGTAACCAAACGGTTAGGTATAGTTAGTATAA